TTGTTGCGTTTCCTATGTTTACGGGAAATCCAGGCATCATGCCTGCCACAGTGCTAAGAAAACTGCCTACACCGCCCATTCTTCCTCGTTGTCCTGCCACCGGTCCTCCGTTTTTGTAACCTTTGTAGCCCGAAGCGTATGCTGCTTGGGCTTGCTTTTGTGCTCCGGCTTTTGTTGGATAAACCTTTCCAGACTTACCCCACTTATAGCCTCCTTTTACTTTTCTTATAGGCACTATAGTATTGGGACCGTTGTATCACCATTCGTGGATACCGTCACACTTCCCAGTTGTCCCGTGGCTTGCACGCCTTTTCCGTCTGGCGCGTATAGTGTTTGCCACTTGTATCCATCAAAAACTTGTAGACTGTCTTCCGTCAAGTTCCAAATGATGTCGCCGCGACTAAACAAGTTCTGGTCGCGGATAGTATTAGTATACTGATAAGTTGCTGTAGGATCAAAGCCTTGTAGGTTTAATTCTAAGATTCTTACCAACCTATTGAAAATATCGGCGTCAACTTCTGTGGATGCAAGAGGCAGTCTTGTTTCTAGTAATCTTGCCACTACCTTCTTCCGTCTGGTCTGAGGTTAATTCTCATGTCTCCAAGTCTCCAACCCACACCCAGTCTATCGGATGCAGAAGCATCATCATCCGACTCCAATCGAACAACCATCTGTCGTGCTCTGCCTCTCAAACCAATCTTTGTCGTGCTTTCGGTAACTTGTGTGGTGCTCTTAGTTGTTAAACTCTCGTTGGGAAAATTTCTGGTTTTTAAAACAAAGTTCATGACCTGTGCTCCACTGTTCCCTAAAAACCGAATATCGGGTATGGCGTCTTGAATGTGTGAGTAAAGATCACCGCTGCCGTTAATCGACAAGTCAGCGGATTCAATGAATACGTTGTCCATGGGACTGCCGTCAGCATCGTTTCCTGTTTCGTGTTGATACACATAGTTATATGTATCGGTGCCCGTGGCCCGGGGGTAAGGTTGTATGCCTTCATCGAGCCAAGCAAAACGAGTCAACTGACCGTAATACCAAACCTGTTCTAAATAGTTGTAAACAACATAACGATCTATTTCGGTAGACGAGCCCGACGGATAGAACCAACCCACTTCATTAAACTGCCTGTTTAAAAAGGCAAACACTTTAAACGATTGGTCTTGGTTAAAGTCGCTAAAAACATAGTTGTGAACGGAACAAGGCACTCTTGTGACAGAACCCGTATATAAGTAAAAACCAGAACGATCCATCCAAAAAACTCCGGGAGGCGCGTTTATCGCCCCCATGGGAGAAATCAAACCCACGCCTTCGTTGATTAAGTTTACTCCAAACGTGTACGGAGGCCCAACAAATGCAAGACTGTAAAGAGCATCGTCTGTCCAGATCAAGGTTTCTTGACGGGAGCGAAGACCACCCACTATTTCTGTTCCTGCTGAAAGCCTCAGTGATCCCGCGGTGTTGGTCAGTTTTGGCTCCCACTCAGCCGCGTTCTCTTGGTCAGACCAAGCAATAAACATGGGATCAATTGTTCCTGTTCTGGCTGTGCCAGCAGCGTTTAAGGGGTCGGCGCCCAAACAAATAACGTGCCTGTCGATGTCACTTACAATAACCTGCAAAGCAGCCGTGGGCGTAAGATTGGCACCGGTTAATGCAGACAAGTCTACGGCTCTGGTGCTTGTTCCAGAGCTTTGGTCCCAATAAAAAACACCTCCTGCCCTTGCATTCGTAACAAGGTCTTCTCCAAAGTTGTCCTGGGACCAGAGTCTAAGCTGGTTTTCAAAAGACAAAGAAGAAGCGGAACCAAAAGAACCTGAACTCCATGTTCCAGAACCCCAACCGGAACCCGAAACATAATCATCCAGCCCTACGTTTATTTGATACGCGCCAACAACGCTTGATCCACCGTTTCCTGTGTCACTTGCGTTTGCTGTGACTGTAGCGCCAGAAGTATCTTTGGCTTCGATTGTGTAACTGTTTGCATCTACAATGGTTGCTATTTGATATTCTTGGTTTAATACAGCAGCGGTTATATTACCTCCTAAACTGACTGCATCGCTAAAAGTTACAAAGTCATTCATTACAGCACCGTGTGCTGTATCGCTTACAGTTATGGTTGCATCACCGTTTGTTGCAGAAAAAGTCACGTCTCCAGCAGCCGTTGTAGACCTGATTGGTGTGACATCGTAAAAATTATCCCCTTCTTTTACATACAGTTTTAAAGTGGTTCCAACGGAAAGATATTTTGTTCCTTCTAAGGAAATCCAAGCATGTAAGGAACGCCCTGTTCCTAAATAGGTTGAAGTTTGTTCTTTGGTCCAACCACCTATTTTTTCTACGAAACCTTTTCTAAAACGTACAAGGTTTCCATCAAACCAACCACCTTGACCAGAAAAAGACGTTCCTTCTCTGTTTATTCCCGGAGTAAATTTATATGTGTTGTACGGCATTTTTATATATTATCCTTTATCTCTTAACTAGGCTACCACCAAAATACATACCAATAATGGCGGATACTAAGTTCGTATCCAATTGTGTAATGACCAAGCCCTCAAATGTAACCCACTCAAAAATTTCCCTGCCTTCTCTAAAAAACCAAAAGCCTGGATTCCAGTTTGTATAACCTACAGTTACAGATACATCAGGAGCATAAACAGCTACCAATTTTGGCAAAACAATGATTGCAAAAATTGATGTTAGTGCAATGACTCTACGGGTAAACGTAAACCCTTTGTCTTGCACGTTTCTTGCAGCTTCGATTGCTTTGAGTTGAAACTCTCCTCTCGTAATAAGTAATTGTTGTTCGTCCGCTTTCGCTTTACGACTTTGTGCCCATATACTTAACAAACTACTCAATAGAGTAGATCCCAACATGGTGATTATCTCAAACGGAAAGCCCACATTACTTCATCGGATCTTTTTTGTGAGAGTTTGTGTACAAGCCGAACCAAGCGGCCCCAGCACCCACAACAATAGAAATCAATCCCGATTGCTCAAACGAAGGTTCTGGTAAATCCATAAACCAAAAAGTTGTGTAATACAAAAGATACATGTACACACCTAAAAAAGCTCTTGGAATAATTCTCCAACTATCTATAGCTTCTGCTACAAATATAAACTTTTGATAAGGGTTATCGTTCTTCTCGTCTTCAAGTTCCCTGATTCTATCTTTTAGTTCAGATTTCTCTTGTAAAAGAGCCATAAACTTATTGAGATCAATCTCAACCTCGTTGCGATCCATGTCGCCACCAAATCTAGGACTGCCGTAATGTTGTTCGTCACTCATATTAATTTGCCAATGGGTTATCGTTCATGTTTTTTAAACTTCTTACATCATCGTACATAGAATCAACACTTGCATTAATGGCAGCAACACTTGTTTGCAACGCAACAATATCCTCTTTAATAGGACTCAAGTCTTCTGTTTCTATGTTTAACGATTTAATCTGTTCACCTACAGCAACCACTTGCTTATCCATAACCGCTACTTCGTCAGCAAGCGCATCTATTTCGTTAATGTAACGAGCCATTTTAGACTCAAGATTCTCTATCCGGTTAACATACGTTGCACCTGTATAGCCGAAACCAGCAAGGGTACTAACAATACCAGCTAGTGCAATCAGTTGTGTTGTTTTACTTTGAAACCAGTCCATACTGCCTCCTAAAAAAATTTAGTTACTTTTTTACGGTCAGGACTTATTGCACCACAACCTCTAGCAACCCTCCCTCCAATTTGCATTTTCTTAACCGCTGAGTCTCTCAATGCTTTAGCAGTTGGAGCGCCTTTAGAGCCAGGCTTTCTCATTTTTTCACCTGAACCCGCTTTTATTCTTTTTCTTTTATCGTGGATTCTATCCCACAGTCCTTTTTGTTTTGCCATGTCAACATTTCCATCTTCTTCTTGCTTGCCTAATTCTTGAATTAGGGTTGTTTCTAGTTTTTTTAGAACTTCTTTTCAGTTGTCCTAAAGACCTTGCGCAATAAGACTTGCGTCGTTTTGCGGCTTTACTGCCTTTTTTAACTTTCCCTGTAACCGCAGTTTTTAACTTTGATCCAGGATTCTTTTTTCTATAGGCTTTGACTCCTTTTTTAGTCATGCCCGCGCCCTTTTTAGTAGGACGGTAGTTCCCACCTTTGCCAGTAGTTCTTCGTATAGCTTTAGTCTTTTTTCTTTTACTTTTTCTTTTTGCCGCCATGTGTTTTTTGAACATCAAAACTTGCATAAAGACTTGCGCCCTTATGCGGTTTATATTTGCCCGTATGTTTCATCAACTTAGGGGCGCCTCTTTTTTGTTTCATCCAATGAAACCCTTTTGGTGCTTTTACTTTCATAGCTGTGGTTGCATGTCCATTAAATCTTTTATTCCAGTCAAACTTTGGCCGTATAACCCAACAAAAGCAGAGTTATTGTCCGGTATGGATACATTACCATAAATTGCTTTCGGTGTGTACCAGTTGGAAGCGTCATCAAGCGTCATTTGCCTATAGGCACTAAAGCCTGGAACGTATCCCATGTAAGCAACAAGCTGACTAGAATCAGCGTATTCTCCTGTTTCTTGTTGCTGTTGTTCTATTTCTTGTTGTTGGTTTTTTATGTTTTGAGCCACGATTTGATTAGCAATTTGATCGGCTTCGCTCTCCGTTGTGTCCATTGCGCTTTGTACGCTTTCGGTCTCATTGACTGTGTTTTGTGATTCCACCACAACGACTTTCACAGAAGCAGTAGACGTGCTTTCAGAAACTTCATTTGTATCACCAACAGTTTCTGTATTAGAAGAAACGGTTATTGAACTGTCCGTGGTCCCCGGTCCTTGGTCCGTTGTTGTTGCTTCTTGATTTACTGTTGCAACTTCCACAGTCATGGATTGTGAGTCGTTAAAAGAAGAACCACCTACATCGGACACACTCATAGACAGTATTTCTTGTGTTTGTTGTGCCGAACTAGCAACTTGAGCAGAGATACTGGGTGAACTGTCGATGCTTACTGTACCACCTGATACAGAAGAGGCCACAGCGGAACTTTGAGAACTGGTAGTTATTCCACCAGACGCAACAGAGTTTCCTGTAGCGTGTGTGGACGTTCCAGCAGTTGTTCCACTAACACTGTTGCTTGCAGCCTTTATTGTGTTTGCGACAACATTTAATTGTTCTGCTCTTTTGTTGTCTTTCTTTTCTTCATTCTCTGCGACAACAAGTTCGATATTTTCATCTCTGTCTTTGCTCTCTTCTTCAACTGTCTCCGTATCCTCCAAGTCTCTAGTTTTTTGCTCAGACAATTCAACAAGTTCTTCTGTTTCTTCAACCCATTCCTCCAATTCTTCTATGGTTTCAAATTTTAAAAACTCTACTGGCTCTTCTTCAATAAATTCTTCTAAATGTTCTTCATGTTCAAAATGGTTTAGTAAAGTGTCTTCTAATAAAGGAAGATCGTAGTCCGTTTCATAATACTCTTCTACCAAAAGTATTTCTTCATACACCTCTTCAACGTATGTTTGTTCTTCAATATAACTTAATGGAATATATGTTTCTTCAACAGGGTCAAACTCTTCTGTAAAAACTTCGTACTGTTCTTCAAACAACACATACTCTTCTTCAACAGGGTCAAACTCTTCTGTAAAAACATATTCTTCAACGAGATCGTACTCTTCTGTAAAAACATATTCCTCATCTACCCACGATAACTCATCAGTGTATATAAAGTCTTCTTCATAGTAATAATCCTCTTCGTAATACGAGTCCCCATACCCATACTGATCCTCTTCATAGTCTTCATACCCATACTGATTGTTTTCATAATAAGTATCTTCGACAAAAGTTTCGACCATATATCCTGGGCACGCAGGCGAATACTGCGAGTCATACGAGCACTCGTAATCAAATAAATCGTCCCAATAGTTAGGACACTGAGTAGAATACAATCCATCTAAGTCACATTGTTGTGTTAAATAAGCTGCTTCATATCCTGGACAGGCCGTGTTGTTTAAAGAATTACTACAGTCTATGTTGCTACTGTAGAGCGATCCACCATTTTCTAAATTTTGATTCTTGTCAGAATTGTTCCAATCATAATTATAACAAGTGGCAGTATTGGTCGTTCCTGTATTACATTCATCGTGGAAATAATAAGTATATAACTCGTCAGCTTTTCCCTGTTCACCAATCAATACATCGTGTTGGATAATATCTAATGCGCCATATCGGAACTCAAAACTGTCGTCTGACTTCCAAAGTATTACCTCAAAACTGTTATCAGAATCACGATAATATTCACGAAGGTCATACCAACCAAACACTGTTTTATCTGTAAAGTTCTTGGCTAATACTTTTGAGTCGCTGTCTCTTATTAAGTCAGTCCAAAAAGGGTAAAGTGTGTATGTGATCTCAGGTAATGGGTCAGGTGTATAATCGTTACAATGATATCCTGACGACCCAAAGTGTAGACAACCGTTGGTTGCCATTCGAGCAGATGTAAAATCTTCACCATAAAATGTAAACGTAAAATCTAAATTAAAAGCAGAAGAAACACCATCGTCACTTGCTGCCATATTGGTTGTGCCTGTTTGATTTGTTAAATCAATTAAAGATTGGTTTGCTTCGTATATATAGTTTGCGTTAGTTACTAAACTTGTGCCAAGTAATATTAAGATGCCTGCTATCTTCTTAAACATCTTAAAACCTTAAAGTAAAACTCAGTCCTAAGTTATGGTTGTTCGCAACAGTTCCTAGCATAATACCATTTATGATTAATAGTGTTGCGGTTCTTTCACGAGAAGGACTTTTATCTAAAGCGTAATAAACAACTCCAGTCATTAAAGTTTTATATAAAATAACTTTTTCTTTTGATGGAGACTTGCCTATTATTGGATTTTTTTCTTCGTAAGGGCAATTAGGATTTATTTGTTGACAATTTATAAGGTCAAATGTTTGTCCAACATCGACAACATTTAGTCCAACATAAGTTCCAAATAAAAGCTTATCTGTCTTTTTCCAATCTTTAAAATCTGCTTTTGTGTTTAAACTAAATAAAACACACAATATACTAAGTGCCCGAATCAAACTCACGACGACACGTCATCCTAGATTTTCTTTGCCCCGATTGATTTAAAGTGCCAGCACATCTTGATACATATTCTGTTTTTGCTTCTTTGTAGTCTGGGCGATCTTTGGGGTTAGCAGCCCACGCAAGTTTTGCTTCTTCGCCGATTTTGCCTTGATATGGACAAGGTGTACCAGCCATTTGCATTGCTTTAAACACCCTTGGATCCAAACACAATACTGAAACTGCGGCTACTTTCATGCCTGTATCGTATAAATACTTAGACAACTTTAAACGCTCACAGTTTTCATCTCGGACTGTTCTTCCAGCCGACAAACCAAACACTTGTCCTTGAAATGCGCCAGAACGACCAACAGTACACAAGTCTTGGCTGTAGCTCATTATAGAAGGAGCAATTGCAGAAGCTGGCGGCGCTTTAGTTGTGATGTTTTGATTAATTGTTTGCTCAGATTTCGACTCGTTAATGTTTCTGTTTGTGTTATCAGATTTACTGGTGTTTTCGTTCACATTCTTATTATTTGTTTGCACATTCGATGTAGATGTCGACTCATTTTTGTTTACGTTTGTATTAGTCGATGTCGACGTGTTCGTGTTGTTATTTGTGTTCGTGTTGGTGTTGGTGCTTGTCGACGTGTTGTTATTGTTGTTTGTATTAGTCGACGTACTAGTGTTCGTATTTGTGTTGGTGTTGTTGTTTGTATTAGTCGACGTACTAGTGCTCGTATTTGTGTTGGTGTTGTTGTTTGTATTAGTCGACGTACTGGTGTTCGTGTTGTTGTTTGTATTAGTCGACGTGCTTGTATTTGTATTCGTATTGGTATTGGTATTTGTACCAGTAGAGGTGGTCGTATTTGTATTGTTGTTGGTGTTGGTGTTGGTAGCAGTTGACGTGCTGGTGTTGTTGTTTGTGTTTGTGTTTGTATTGGTGTTGGTATTTGTATTAGTACCAGTAGACGTTGTTGTAGTCGTATTAGTGTTTGTGTTGGTATTAGTGTTCGTGTTTGTGTTCGTGTTTGTGTTGGTATTAGTATTAGTGTTTGTGTTCGTATTGGTTGTGGTCGTAGTCGATGTAGTCGTCATCGAGTTCTGTTCACAATACTGTTCCCCAGCAGTACAGTCACCAGTCTGATCTGCTTTAACATTAGTTGCTGTAAACAACAGCGCTAACCACCACGCTGCAAAGATGCCCCACTTTGCCACGGCCGTTTCCTCCTTAAGTTTATATTAGGCCAAAAGCTCTGAACGTGTCCCAAAGAACGTAGGAAAAACAAATCCAGAAAGATCTTTTGTAGAATTGAAATTCGTTAAAGACTTCTTTTGAGATTTTTCCTCTTTGGAACAGTTCATACATTTATTTATCTTTTGCTTTCCAAATATTCAATGCACACATGTCGATGATTGAATACATTTTTTTCATCCAACCCTCTTTTTGAGGTGTTGGAGTTACCATAGCAACTATACTGGCCACCGTTACGACGGCCATAATGATTGCTATTATGTTTGCAAATGTTTGCATATTATTCCCCTGTTATTACTTTAAAGATTATGCCCGCCATACTAAGCACGAGCGTAATTAAAGTTAGCAAAATGAACTGCTCTAGTCTAGTAACTCTGTGTATAACTTCTAACCAACGTTCAGCACAAACAGCTTCGTGTTTTTCTATCTTGGCGTTGACTTCGGCTATTGTGAGTTTACTCATAACTATTCTGGATAAGGTCTATTTTGTATTATAATTATATCTAAAGCAGCAGAAACGGTAACTGTTCCGCCTGCTGAGTCTGCTTGAGCTCTAATTTCTATATCGGTTTTTTCTGTAAAGTTTAAAGGGTATGGATATTCTATTGAGCTATAACCCTCACTCGACAAAACTCTGTCTTTTACATTAAAAACTCCGCCAAACGGTCTAGCAACTAAACTTAAAATTGCAAATTTTCCCGCAGAAGAAGATGCCGATACATCTTTTTGAGTAATAAAACCAGTATACCCTCTTGGAACGGTATAAATACACATTAAAGTTTGATTGTCACCTGCTAATACTGTCGCGTATTTATTAGTTGGTACTCCACTTGAAGGTGCTGATTCTGTTCCTACATATAAAACACCTGCGTTAGCACCGCCACTACCAGCAGTATTTACTACAACTCTATTAACTCTAAACCAAGTGCTACCATTTAATTCAACACCTGTTTGACCATTTAAAGTTACGGTTTCTATTTTTTCGTCAAAATTATTGTCTAATCCGCTAACGGTTACGGTTCTTGCTCCTGTTCCTGCACCTGTATCATCAGTAGATGAGCTTGATATATAAAGGGTTGATGCAGTACTTAAATAAGAATAAACACCGCCTTGACTCCATATTGTTGTTAGGTTTGTATCAACAGAATCATAGAATCCAAACTTATGTACGCCTTCATGATAACTAATCTGATCTCTTGCTACTTGTAGTTCAAAAGGCTCAGTAGTACCTACTCTGGAAATTGAAGAAACTTGAGGCATTTAGTCCTCTTGTTTTTCTTCTTCTTGCAAAGAACCCACAAAAAGGTTCTGAAACACGCTGAAAGATGCGTTGACTTGATCCAATTCAAACTGAATACGAGTTTGCTTGTTGCGAAGGTCTAACATCTGTTGATGCCAGTATCTTTGCTGTTCGTTCAACTCGTCATAATTAACTTCTTTATCATCAATCGAGATGATGTTCTCTGCTGGTTCTGCCATGTCTGCTCCTTATGAGTTTGCTGAAATGTATGCTTGACCAGTTGCAATCGCATCTGTGTAGCTTGACTTGTCAGAGCTATCACCAGCAACGTCAGGTGTATCATCGTCTTCGTCAACAGGCTCATAGGCTAAAATGATTTCGATGTGGTCTACGTTACGTTGTACCATTTCATTGATCTCAGATTGTTCCATGCCTTCAACATCCCAAGTACCAGCATCAATCTCATTTATTAGATTTACGCTATCTGTAGCTGCTGTTAAGACTTCACTTACTGTCTGTGCCATTTTTTATTCCTCGTTTAATTTAGATTTTAATTCTTCAACCTGTGCTGAGAGTTCTTGGACTGCTTTAACCATTATTGGCATCAAAGCAGCTTCACCAATTCGTTGTCTTC